GACTTATTCAATTGCTGTCGGAATAATACTTTTTGTTTATAATATGGTTACATAAAAAGGTGACGATTAATGATAGAAGTTGCATATTTAGCGCTTTCAGGAGCTGTTGGCGGATTGGTTAATTGTATTTTTGAGGGAGATTTAGGAATTATGCTTCCTAACGTGGAAGTTATATCTACAATAGGTGGTCAAATAAGAACTTATGTTTATTTAGGCTTTATAGGCAGTATTGTCATTGGTGCAGCAGTTGGCCATTTTCTTGGAACTGACCCTACAACAGCATTCGGATTGGGAGTTAGTGCACCATTTATAGTGGAATCATTAATTGAAAAAATGCAAAGCTTTAGAATGAACGGAGTAAATTTAAGAGGAGTAATAGCATGATAACATTTAAAATTCCGACGTTGTTTAAAGTATTAGATAAAATACATGCAATTAAAATATTTTTAGGTTTTCACGAACCAAGAAGTTTATTTTACATGTTTAATATAAATTTAGATACATTCGACTTGGACCAAATCTATAAAAGATTAATTGATTTGGGGTATCAATATAATGTTCTAAGTTATCAAGATTCCGGACAAATATTCAACGTTAGAAAGCTTTATGGTGAAAGACAAATACACGTCAGGATATTCAAAGACGGAGAGGTTCGTGGTCATGATGAACTTAACTTCGAATTTTGTCCTAATAAACATTTAAGAGGAGATAGTCTTAGAGAAATCGAACCAATGGAAGTTATAAAATTAAAAGAAAAATTTGGATTTCCTTAAGAGGCAAAAATGAAAATTACAATTAGAAATGTAGATACTCGAAAAGATATTTATAAAGCATTAGCTAATGAATTACAACGTCAATTAGTATTTATGAAAAAAGATATATCATTGACCGAAGATGAAAATAGATTTTTCGACCAAGAAAGAAACATTACATTAACTGATACTCCAGCCAAAACAGTCAAACCAAATCAGATGGATTATGAGAAATGTAATGATTGTCACTTTAAAGTAGAATTTTTTCGGATAGGGAAATGTCCTTGTTTCTTATGCCAAATAACTGGTCAAACACTCGAAATTGATAAATGTATTGAAGAAATGAAATCTGAAAAAGGGATAGAGAAGCCAGAAGCAATAATTACAATAAAGAAAGGCGGATGAATAATGCGAGAAATTAAATTTAGAGCTTGGCATAAGAAAAAAGAAAAAATGTACGAGGTCAAAGAAATTGCATTTGATTATCAGGAAATAATTGTTAAGCGAGGGTTTGAAAAAGAACAAGAAATTATCGATGCAGGAGGGCACCACTGTAGTTCTTGTGATTCAGAACACCCTGATTGGTTTCTTTTCAGAGATATTATTCTTATGCAATACACAGGATTCAAAGACATAATTAATAAAGAGATTTATGAGGGAGATATAGTTAAAATAGTTGAAGATGAACCAGTAGTTTCTGGGTTTGTTGGTATTGTGTCTTTTGAGAATATGGGTTATGTACTATGGCGCCCTGGATGGTATGTAGAAATATGTAAACAACGTAGTCACGAAATCATCGGTAATGTTCACGAACATCCTGAATTGTTGGGAGAGAAATGAAAAATATTTACATAACTGGAATCGATGGATTTGTTGGCTCACACCTATCCAAACATATAATAAGATTAGAAGGACTGAATGAAGATAAAAACGTTATAGGATTAATTCACGACATCAAGCCAAAGTCAATGCTCAAGATTTTAGACATTGAAGACAAAGTTACATTAATTCGAGGCGATATCAGAAATCAAAAATTACACGAAAGAATTTTAACTGATTACGATATTGATACTGTTTTTCATTTGGCTGCACAAAGCATTGTAGGTAGAGCTCTTAAGGCACCAATTTCAACATATGATATTAATGTAAATGGAACTTTAGCTCTACTTGAGGCGTGTAGAGTTGTAAATACATATTCGCAAATTCTTGTAATGTCGACAGATAAAGTATATGGAGAGGCAGAAGGAGCTGAAGAGTGTGACAGATTAAAACCTACAAGTCCATATGAGACATCTAAGATTTGTGTTGATTCTATTGCTTTGTCTTATGCCCATACTTATAATATGCCTATAACAGTTGCACGACCTTGTAATATATATGGTTTTGATTTGAATCGACGTATAATTCCAAACGTTATACAATCAATATTAGATGGTCGAAGTCCTATTATTTTCGATGAAAACGATACTGATAAGAGTAAACGAGAATATATTTTTATTCGTGATTTGATAGATGCATTATTAACGATTAATCCATATGGTTGTGGTGAAGCTTGGAATATTGGAACAGGCACTGTATTGAATCAAGAAGATTTAGTATTGAAAATTTTAGATTTGATGGGAAATCCTGTTAAACCTGAGTATGTTAGTCGAGACAAAAATCTAAAAGAAATTAATCGACAATATTTAAGCCAACATTTTGGGACTAAAATTGGAAGAAAATTTGGATGGCACTCTAAATATACTCTCGAAGAAGGATTAAGACAAACTATAAATGCATTTATGTCGTATCGAGAAAATGGAGTTATAAAATATGAATAAAATTGGAATAACAATAGCACTGATATTTTCAGTCATTTTATTAACTGGAAGTATAGTGGGTACAGTGTATGTAGGTTGGCAAACAGATGTTCAAGTTAATGCATATTTGGAAAGAGCACAAATTGCATCTAGTGCAGAAGATATGAATATGTATCTCAATCTACTTAAGAATGGTATGGAAGATTGGGGATATACAGAAGGACATTATGCTCTTATATTTAAGACACCTTGGAATGATGCAGAATTAGATTATAGAGCAGTAAATCAAGCAATTAGCAGGACTGAAATGATTATGGAAATGGACAAGATGAGTCCTGAATATCAAACAGGAATGGACGATGTTCGAGGTATCATTCGTGAAATCGAACTAAACATATTCTATCATTGGCAAATACATACATTCTTAATGTGGGGACTAATAATGGAATTATATATTCTTGTAGGGGCTGCAATTACATTCTTACTATATATGTGTTGGGATATCTATTGATATGAAAGAAAAATGCATGTCAAGTTATCGATGTTGTGGACCTTGTTCAATTTGTAAGCCAAATAGGGTATGGACACGAAAAGGGGTAAAATACCGTGATTACGGGGATAAAATAATCGACATCGGATAATTATAAATAGTTTTAGGTATAATGATTATATATGAATATAAAATATACAACAATTAGATTGGAAAGGATAACTGTAAAAATGTTACAAGAAATCGGCAAGAAATGTGAGACTTATGATGAAATAATTAGGAGATTATTATATGATAAAACGTTGTGAATGTGGATGCGGTGAAATAATAGCGAACGTCTATCGTAAATATCTTCCGTCTCGACGATTTATTAGCGGACATAATTTAGTTTTTACTGGTGTTTCTACAAGATTTAAAAAAGGACAAAGCCCATCAAATGGATTTAAAAGGGAACATGTTGCTTGGAACAAGGGACTAACATCAGAAATTGATGAAAGAGTTCAAAAATGTGGGAAGAAGGAAAGCTTAACAAAGCAAAGAAAAAATCTTTGGTTTTTTGATTTATGTCAATGTGGTTGTGGAAACATAGTAAAAAGAAATAGTAAATATATTAAGGGGCATGGTCCATCATGTTTCAAAAAAGGGCATTCTCCCTGGACGACAGGAAAAACTAAACAGACTGATGAACGTATTAAAATCGGAAGTGAAAAACGTAGTAAAACCATGGTTAATAAAATACTAAATGGACAATATACTCCACCAATTCGTTATATCAATGGTAGGTTTCATTCTAAGAAAATGAATAAAGAATATTGGTATCGGTCTAATCTTGAACTAACGGCTCTTAAGAAGGCTGAAACTGACCCAACTATTCGAGCATTTGTATATGAGCCCTTCAGAATTCCTTATATTTGGATGGGAAAATTTCACTCGTATACTCCTGATTTATTAAATTTATATGTTGACGGTACGATAGAAATAGTTGAAATCAAACCACGTAGTATGATGATGGCATTTAACAGAAACCAAATCAAATTCATCACATTAAAACAATACTGTAAAGAGAAGGGATATAAATGTTCTTTTTGGGACGAGTATATACTGAAGTAATTGATACGGGAGGAAAAAATGAAATTGAAAATCGAGAGGCATAGATTAGGAATTGTACCAGAATCAGAAACCGATATTGCATACATTGAAGAAGTATTGGGTATTAAAGATGAGGGCGACACGACAAAACTTGAAAGAGTAAATGTGATGGGAACCTCTAAATTGGCATATATTTTCACTGAACGGAGAATATAAAATATGAAGAAATGCCCTAACTGTGGTCGCGTAATAGATTGTCTACGATTTCCTCAAGATTTTGTACTATTCTCACATAAGAAAACGTTGGATGAAGAAGAGATAAATCAATTAATAGAAGATAAGTTCAATAATGGTGATTGGGCATGTACTGGCGATACAGTAGTTCTGCAATGTGGCGCCCGAACTATTATCGCGAAAATACAATTTGTATCGAAATAGGGGGGAATAAAAAATGGAAGAGATATTAAGAACAATTGTTTGTACTGAAGACGATGAAAAAGAACTTGACTTTGTACTATCCGATGATAGAGATTGTGTCACTATAAATCTTGACGGTGAACATATTTATTCTGGTGATTGGCACAATAATCTAAAAGAATTGTTTGAGAGAGCACTTAATATTTGGTCGAGGGGAGAATAAAATGCTTATTTACTGCCAATGTACTTTTGGGGAACGTGAGAAACAAACTGAATTCTGTTTTGAAAGAGTAGAACCATATGTGGATAGATGCATAATAATCCACGACGGAACATTATCAAATAAATTTATTAAATGGGCATCTAATAAAGGAATCGAAATGCATGAATATCCTTGGACGGATAATTTCTCAGAATATCGAAATCATTATTTCGAATTAGCAGAAATTGGAGATTGGGTACTTTTTTCAGACCCAGATGAAATTTTCGATTGGATTACATGTAAAGAATTAAAGAATTTTATTGAACAATGTGAAAGCATCGGTGCAGATTCTGTGCAATTCAATGCGGTGGACATAATGGTTAAGAGTTTAGATAAAGTAAATGTCTCCGTTGATGTAAATCGTGCAACAGACTGGTATAAAACGCTAATGATTAAAAAGAATAAAGAAACTCGATTTATCGGAACACCTCATGAATCATTATTAGGTCAGAGAAAATTTATTAAAACACCAAGAAGTGCATGTTATTATCACATCAAAACACCATTAGATGTAATTGAAAGAGGGACAAGAAACTTCCATGTTAATGGTGGTGGTCCAAATTTAGGAACTAAAAATCCACATTGGGTCAAATATAAGAAATTACTTTCAGAATTAAAGATTGATGTTAAATGGCCAGAAATGAGAACGATATTAAGAGAAGGTAATGTCCCAATTGAACTAAAGGAATTTATAATTGGATTAAGAGACGTGGATGGTTTTGATGGTTGTTCAGAAATAAGACAATATTATTTTTTTTACTTTATGCATAATCCGAGTGAGTTGCCAAAAAACATTCGAAGTAAATACTCTCCGCTATAAAAAATATTTAATTCAGACTTTGAAGAAAGTGTTGATATCAAAATAATTGGTGCTCCGTGTATAGTATCCTTATTAAGTAATATGATAAGAGAAAAAGATTAGAGAATTAAATATGAATGAAACAATAAAATGGCAGGAACCTTGAAATTATATAAAAATTATGGAGGCGATTAAATGAATATATTTATAACTGGAATTGCAGGAGCACTCGGTTCAAGTCTTGCTAACATGTTACATGCAGAAGGTTATTCAGTGTGCGGAAATGACATAATAGCACTCGACGAATCCGATTTAGATTTTCACTATATTTGGAAAGCTACAGAAGATTTGAAACTTTCTGACTTAAAAGGGACTGACATTATAATTAATTGTTGTGCAACTGCAGATAGACCAATGGGAATTTCAAGTCCTGAACATACATTACATAATAATACAATTCCATTAATAAGAATATTAGAATTATCGAGAAAACTAAATATTGATAAGTTTATTCATGCCGGAAGTGGAACACCATATATAGGCATCTCTGATGATAAGTTGCCTGCTATAGAAACTACTATACCAGAACCAAAAAACATTTATTCTGCATCTAAATATTGTCAAGATATAATTTGCATGACTTATAATCACGCATATAATATTCCTATTATTATAATGCGTGCTGGTATGGTTTATGGGACGGGACGACTTGCAATAGCACCCCATAGATTCATTAATCAAGCGTTGAGAAATGAACCTATAACAATTTATGGTGGTAAACAAACAAGAACACCAACATATATTACTGATGTACTAGAATATTGGAAAAAAATCATTGAGTTGCCATCGGAACAAGTAACAAGGCGAATATTTCATACTGTTTATCCGACAACAATTAAAGAGTTAGGTGAATATTCAATATTAGAAATAGCAGAAAAAATAATTAAGATTACTAAGTCAGATTCTGTTATTCAAGTTTCTGGGTATGAACCAGGTGAAACTGTTAATACAAGACCGTGTCGTGAATCTATTATTTCAACAACAGCAAAAGAATTAGATGTTAAACCAAAAATAAATATTGATTTAGGTCTAAAGAAAACAGTAACATGGCTGGAGTCATTAAAATGAAAATACAAATTATTGGAGCTGGTGTTGTAGGAAAAGCAACAGGACATGCATTTCAAAGATATGGTCATTTAGTAGTATTTAAAGATAAGGGTGATGTATTAGAAGATGCTGATGTTCATTTCATTTGTGTTCCTGAAAAAGTTGTAGAAAATATTATTATTCAATTACAGGATATTAAAGGATTATCTGTTATACGGTCAACAGTTTTGCCTGGAACTACTAAACAATTAAGCGAAAAATATACTATGCACATTTGCCATAATCCAGAGTTTTTGCGAGAAGCGATTGCCGAATACGATTTTTTAAATTCTGAATACATTCTTATTGGACAGTGTTGTATAAAACATGGGGACATTTTAGAAATGTTATACAAACCATTTAATATTCCTATAGTTAGAGTTAAGCCAAGAATAAGTGAAATGGTAAAACTTGTATCGAATGCGCATTTGGCAATGTTAATTTCGTTTTGGAATGAAATTCATCAAATTTCTGAGAACTATGGTGATTCGCATTATATAGGAAGCATTGCATCCATGAATTCAAGAATATCTACATATGGAGCACGAATGCATGGTAAGGCATTTGGTGGACACTGTTTGCCTAAAGATATTAACCAATTAATAGGATATGCTGAAAGTATTGGATATAATCCAAAATTACTAAAAGCTGTCAAACAAGTAAATAACGATATTCGAAAAGACATACTTCACGAGGTTTAAAATGAAGTTTTTTGTATTAGCTGGTGGAAAGGGAACACGATTAGCGCCTTATACAGATATAATACCTAAATGCTTAGTTCATGTTGCAGGAAAACCTTGCGTTCGTTGGATAATTGAAGACATTATTGAACAAGGATTTTCTGATATCGTTTTGTGCATAAATAAAAAAGATGAACTAAGTTATAAACACGAATTTAGAGATATCAAAATAACTTATAGTATAAGCGAAGAACCATTAGGGACAGTCGGTGAAATTCTTTGTGCAAGAAAATTAATTGATGATACTTTTATATTGCGATATGGGGACGATTTAACACAGATTTATTATGAAGGAATGATTAATTTTCACAAAGCACGAGAGGCTATGGTAACTTTAGCGTTAACGACACAAGTACCTCTCTCAATTGGTATTGCAGATATAAAGAATGATGAAATTATTAAAATGAGAGAGAAACCTATGATTGGACGACCGGCTTGGGCTGCAATTGCTGTTTTAGAACCAAAGGCGATTTCTTATTTTAAATTAGGGGAAGATATTGCTGGGAATACAATAACTAAAATGATTAAAAACGGAGAGAAGGTTTGTGGCTATGTTACAGATAATATTTGGTTTGATGTCGGGAATATTGACCAACTTCGTCGGGCTGATAAACACTATCGAGAAAAATTAAAGTCGATTGAGGAGAGCTGATATTATTACAGAAACTGATATTATCCTGATTAATCCGCGTTCTCAGTTCTTACTTGATGAGTGTGTATTTCCCCCTTTGGGCTTATTGTATATTTCAGCATATCTCAAATCGAAGGGTATAGAAACTAAGGTTATTGATTTAAATATTGATAAACAGCCGGTGTTTACTGGTTCTGATATATATGGGATTAGCGTGACTACGCCACAATATTCCACATCCAAGACAATATTAAAATTTATTAAAATGACAAATTCAGAAAGCTATGTTATGATTGGAGGGTCACATGCTTCTTGTTCTCCACTTCAATGTCAAACAGATGGTTTTGATTTAACAATTGTTGGAGATGGTGAAGAGGCAACATATAATGCTCTTAAACATAGACATGGAAAGAATATTATTATGTGTCCAGGAGAGATTAAAAATTTAGATAAGTTACCGTTTCCGGATAGAGATGCAATCGATATTAAAAAATATCATTATAAAATAGATGGCACCGAAGCGACAACTATGATTACAAGCCGGGGTTGTCCATATTCATGTGCTTTCTGTTGTCAATTTTTAGAAGGAGTAAGATTTAGGTCAGCAAGGAATGTATTAGCAGAAGTTGAAGAGCTAAAACATAAATATAATTATAATGGGATTATGTTTTTTGATAATATTTTTATTTTAAAGAAGGAGAGACTTGAACAGATTTGTAAAGGACTTAAGAAGTTGAATACTATTTGGCGATGTTTTATTCGTGCTAATATTATAGATGAAGAAATTATAAAAATGCTTGCAGATTCAGGATGTGTTGAAGTTGGGATGGGGGTCGAGAGTGGTTCACAACATATTCTCGATAACATTAATAAACAAACAACGGTTGAGCAGAATACAGAAGCAGTAAAATTATGTCACAAATATGGAATTCGATTAAAAGCGTTTTTAATAATGGGATTACCAGGAGAATCAAGAGAAACAATTAAAGAGACAGAAAATTGGATAAAGAATGCTCAACCAGATGATTTTGATATTTCGTTACTTCAAGTTTATCCAGGGAGTAATATTTATAAACATCCTGAAAAATATGATATAAAATTTGCAGATGCAACGTTTTTTAAAGGGGTTCCAGGTAAATATCATTCGACTGTTTCAACTTCGAAGTTGACAGCGGAAGAAATATTAAATGCGAGACAAAAAATAGAAGAA